GTCAAAGTTATCAATCCAGATAAGTTCATCATCAATTTCAATGATGCCTTTGGCTAAGTTAGAACTTGAACCAATAATCATAGCTGTATCGGTAGATGTTATAGCAGTATTAAGATACGTTATTCTATCTTGACGCAGGGTGTATCCAGCTAAGGAGGCCCTAACCTCGTCTATCATATCGCTAAGCGTTGGCATTATTTCCTTTCATACCAGCCATCTCCCCATAGAGTTAGCAGTCTTCCAAAGTATTGCTCGTATTGTGGTGCTATGGCATCTAACGAATAAGTCGCTACTGCCCTCTTATGTATTGCTACTGGGTCTAAGTCCTTAACCCACTCTGTTGCTGCTGCGAACTCCATTGCATTTCTACAACGGTATCCAGTAACACCTTGTGGGTTAGTCTCTGTAAAGGCTCCCCAGTCTGTAGTAATCGTTGGAGTACCGCACATCTGCGCCTCAATTACTATGTTACCAAAAGGTTCTATGTATAGCGTTGGGGCAAATAGTGCGATAGCACCGCCCATTAACTTTGTTCGTTCTTCTACACCTACTGGCCCAACCCAATCGCCATACTCAATCTTTGGGTCTTTACCAGGTCCTGCCATAATGAGCTTTAAGTTCATCTCTTTACAGACGTGCTGAACGATCTCAATACCTTTACGATCTATCATACGTCCAACGTATAGGTAGTAATCTTCTTTCTTTTCTTGCAGCGGAAACATCTCTGGTTCTATGTATCCTGGTATAACAGCATCGTAGAAGTTGCCATCTACTAGCGCCGGATTCTTAAAGGCAGAATAGACTGAGTGCATCCAAGCGTAAGATTCAAAGACTCGATACTTAGCAAATGTGCCAGCGTAACCAATACCAAACTCAACTGTCATATGATCTGGGAAAGCATCAGCAATTGGTTTGTGTGATGCTCCACCAATAACGCAGATAAAATCTTTTTCTTGTATCCGCTTGCCAAGTTCTTCTATAACTTTGCCATTAAAGATCTGCCAGTGTGGTAGTTCATTATTAAACTCTGCTTCGGTAAAGTGTTTACCAGCTAGCGCTTCTTGCTGTTGCTCTTTGGTGATACAAGTAATTAACTCATCACACGGTGCTTCGTTGTCTTCGCTGGCATAAAGATAGACTGTATGCCCAAGACCATTCATCATCATACAGAAGCGTCGTACCTTTTCAGTAAAGGCACAGATAATGTATTCTTTAGTTGTTTGCGTATGCGGCAGGCTTATTACGTGAAATCTCATAGAACTAGTCTACGCTATGTCTCCGACAACCAAGAAGGTATTACTTGCCGTACAGATAACTGTGGCGGCTGATTTGTTAGTTCGTAGTTTAGGCGCTGTAGTTGTAGCACCTGTTGACAAGATAGTTACGCCAGCACCCTGAGCAAAAGTAACTTGACCTGCTCCGTATTGGGCTGCGTGTATTTGATCGTTAGCGCTAAAGACTGATGGTGGCACTGTGAGGGTAATAGCAGCAGCGTTGTTAAGAGTAACAATCTTGCTTGCATCGCCTGCTACAAGAGTATATGTAGTACCAGTCTGGGCATTAAAGCCAGCAATGTTTCCAACGCCAGTTGGACCAGTAGCACCAGTTGGGCCTGTAGCACCGGTAGTTCCTGTAGGTCCTGTGGCACCTGTAGGTCCTGTAGCACCTGTGGTGCCAGTTGTACCTGTTGGCCCTGTAGGTCCTGTTGCTCCAGTAGTACCAGTAGTTCCTGTAGGTCCTGTAGGTCCTGTTGTACCTGTTGGCCCTGTATCACCTGTAGCTCCAGTTGCGCCAGTAGCACCTGCTGGACCAGTGGCACCAGTTGTACCTGTTGGCCCCGTGGGTCCTGGAACGGTGCTCGCAGCACCCGTAGGTCCTGTGGCTCCTGTGGCTCCTGCGGGTCCTGTTGGGCCTGTTGGTCCTGTATCACCTGTTGGCCCTGTAGCGCCCGTTGTGCCAGTAGGCCCTGTAGTTCCAGTAGGGCCTGTGGTTCCAGTGGCTCCAGTAGGCCCTGTATCGCCTGTAGGACCCGTTGCGCCAGTTGTGCCTGTAGGTCCAGTTGGACCTGTGGCGCCAGTAACGCCTGTAGGCCCTGTAGCACCTGTTGCGCCATTTGGTCCTGTAGGACCTGTGGCTCCAGCAATACCTTGTTGACCTTGCTGTGCTGAGAATACTAAGGATTGATTGGGAGTAATGGATTCAATAACTACATAAGTTGTCATAGTGTCACAGCCCCCGTTACGATGAATAAACCTTCAAGATATCTAGTTACAGTAGATCCGCTATCTAGCACTAAGTCATATGAATAACGACCAGGAGTAAAGTCCGTTGTAGTTGCTGAAGGAATAGTTACAGTAACTGTGCCTGTAGCGCCGGTAAGAACCATAAGACCATTGGTAGTTGTAGCTGCTATGGTGGTAGTAGATGACCCAACGAATGGGCGTACTGTCATAGTTCCGGTGTAACCAGTAATGTTAATAGGAACGGCATCATTATTGATTGAGAACACAAAACTAAATGTGGTTGCTTGTTCGCAGATTAGATTAAATTTAGCACTCACTCTGAGACTCCTCTGAGAGCTTGCGCTGCAGGTAAGCCAGTAGTCCTAGCGATGAAATTACATACACCGCTAAAATCAAGCCAGTCACCTTTAGGATATTCAACTTCTGTTGTGAGTGCAAAAGTGATGTCTTCCGTTCCTATAATAATAGATCCGTTAGGACCTGTTCCTTCAGATACTAATTTGAAAGTTTTATTAGCGTAGGTTGTACCAGTCTGAACAAAAGCATACTTGCCAAAGGCAACCTGACCCGCAATAGAGTTGTTGCAACTATTGCAACGAGTAAGAACCCACTTAGTAGATGCAGACCCTTGGTCTGTTACATAGTAGACACCGTTAGTTGTTGCGTCAGTATTCTGCCAGTACAAGACTCGCTCACCTGTTGAGATTGTGTGACCATCTACTACAAGGCGAGCATTGGAAGGTGCTGTTAGTGTCGCACCAATTCCATAACCACCATCTGCTCCTAAAGTTCCTGGTGCATAAACACCAGAGGTAGGTGCAGTTGTTGCTGCGTGTACAAATGGGAAGTTACTATTAATCTCGTTAAGAACTCCAACTGTGTCATCAACAGTAAGTTGGACATCTCTTGCCGCTGCCCATTGACGGGCAGCTAGCGCCATATCAACCATTTGTGCAGATGTTCGATAGGTGCCACCATTGGCGAGTCTATTCATCTCTGCCAATAACGTTGTACCGTAAACTCCTAGTGCCACCTATGTCTCCTCTACTTCTTTTTGCGAGCTGCTGCTGCGTTGTCTACTAGATTTGGGTATGGTCTTCCATTTGCCTTAGCCGATGCTTTCGCTGTTTTAATTTGCGCTGGCGTTAAAGGTGTTGACTTCTTATTAGGATTCTTTGTATCCCAGAAAGCTACTTTCTTTTTCATTTGCAACTACAATCCCAAGCGCGAAGCGACTTGTTTATCCTAGAGTTTGGATCTTTAGCAGTCTTAGCTGAAGTTAGTTTAGCCTTAGCTCCACACATACGACCACAGAAAGACTTGCGCCGTCCTGCGGCTTTAGGAGATTTAGCAGCCTCAGCCTTTTTGACTGGAGGCTTGAGGTTCATCCCCTGCGCTTTAGCAGAGGCACGACCCTTGGCGTTAAGGCCACCCTTTGGGTTCTTGCCTTCTGCTCTTTGCCACGCTGGAGATTTAGCCATTACTTAGCAGGCTTTCCCATTGCACCTGTCTGAATTGAATCATAAGCACAGTACTTCATAGCACCTGCATATTGCTTATCAGGTGTTGGGTACTTTGCAATATCTTCTTCTGTGTAGTTATCCATCATTGTATTCTCCTTAATCTTTGAAAGTCATTGAGATCCCATCGAAAGCCTTACTAGCCTCGTTGGAAATTTGAACTGCTGCATCTATATCAACTTTTTTAGTTGAACGTGGTTCTATGCCTTGCCTTGTAGCATCGAAGTAAGACTGTAATTCCTTATCGTGTTGTTTAGCAGTAGGCAATTCTCTATGGTTTGCTACACCTACACTCAACTCTAGTTCGCCTATCTTGCAACCAAAACATCCTTCAACATATTCAAGGTGCGTTGTTCGTCTATGTAGGCTCATACGATTGGTGTCACATAATCGCTGTAGCCAGCAGCAATAAGAACCGCTGCTTGTTCATCACTAATCTCGTACTCGTGTCCACCAAGGAAGTAGTAACTAGCTGCTGCTAGATCATCTTGACTTGGTGTCTGTGTCATTACAACAGTAGTACCAGTAACTAATAATGATTGACCTCTTGGAACATCTGTCATACTAGGCGCGATAGCGCCATCAATAGTTCCACCGTTAAAGCGCCGACCTGCTAGACGGGCATATTTAGAGAATGGCTCTGATACGTATGTCTCCCACCGGTACGGTGTTACTAATGTATATGCCATATCTACCTTTCATAAGTAGCAGAGGCGGGTTTGACCCCGCCCCTGCCGAACGGAAATTAACCGTTAGTTGCGGCTGACTCAATACGATAGAGTGCAGACTCACGAAGGCGAGAGAAGCCTCCGAAGTAGTACCAACCGATTGTGCGGAAACGACGTAGTGCGTCAATCTCTGGACCGATAACGGTTGAGATGTCTGCAGCTTGTGCTTCAGCCAATGCTTCACGACCGGCGATGATCGCACGGTAGTTGTTGGTAAATGTAACAGTACCTGTATCAGCTGCTGAAGTAACGTTAGTTGCTGTCAGAGCATAGGTAAATGTTGTTGTTGATGGTACAGATGCGATTGTAAATGTACCGTTAAGTGTTGTTGCAGTTACAGCAGCAACTGTTACGACCTGGCCTACGCCAAGACCGTGAGCAGATGCTGTTGTGATTGTTGCAACGTTTGATGTCAAAGCACTGTTAGTGATTGACACTGTAGGTGTGATACCTGTAGCCAACTTTAGACCGTTTAGGACACGTGGTGTCTCAACGATGAAAGCACCTTCAATTACGCCAACTGCGCCAGCCACGAATGGTGTGCGATCAACATACTTTGAAAGTTCCTGGAATCCACCAGTACCAGTTTCAGCGCGAAGATCGGCTGACTGACGTGGGTGTAGGTATGCAGCATATAGTTCACCCATACGAGGCAGAGCCTTGTTTGTGCGTAGTGATACAACAGCATTACGGATATCCGCAACTGTCATTGTGTCTACTGGTAGAACTGTTGCTGATGAAGTTGGAACAGTTCCTGTTGGACCGTTTGAGTAGATCACGTTGGTTCCTGCTGACAGGACCTGACCTACTACATTGTCAATAGAATCTGCTGCGTTGTAAGCGATGATATCAGCAAGAGCTGAGTCAACATCGTTGAATGAAGTTAGGTTTAACTTCTTTGTTGTTGTTACTGCTGAACCGTATTCGTTCAGAGTTACAGTAACCTGTGATGGGTTACCTAGAGCAATGGAAGATACATCAGATGTTTCTGTCAATGTTGAAGTGGCTTGTGCCAAATCTGAATAGATTGAGAATACAACTGATGATCCTGGCATTGCCTGTTGCACTGGCTTGACGTCAGCAAGGTTACGCATAACTGGAATGGAACGAAGTGCCATTCTTACATACTGGTCGTATGCTGCAGTTACGAGTGCGCTGATCGTCGAGCTAGAGGTGGGGGTACCTGATGGAATTGCCACTTTGGTCTAGCCTTTCGTTAGGATCGGATATTAGAGTCCAGACAACTTAATCAGTTCGTCCAGTTCTTCTTTGCTATTTGTATTGAGTAGACGTTGCATAATGTCTGCGTTATGTTCTGGTGAAGCACCAGAGTCTGCAGTGTTTGTCATTCTCTTATACGAAGCAGCGTCGGCTGGATTCACATTAGGTGTTGCCTGGGTTTGGCTAGATTCATAGCCGAATACATCGGCGTAATCCTCTAACCATTTAGACACGGACTCCTCAGTTGGGTCAATGTCCTGTGGGATAAATGAAGCGATCTTCGGATTTATCCCGCGACTTGCGAGGGCATCCTTGATTGATCTTTCGCGCTGCGCCTTGCTTAGTCCATCGAACTGTGAACGAAGTTCTTGCAGTTCTTTATCCTTTTGCTTGGATGCTTTGCGTAGTTGTTTAACAAGGTCGTTGCCGGT